ATCTTCAAGGTCAAACAGTTCCATGTATCCTTGCAACTGCCACCAATAGTCTATGTTCGTCAATCGGTCATCGTGCATAGGAAAAGTTGACAAGCTCCAGGATGATTTGATGTCTCTGATTTTTCCTTGAGTGTTGTCAGGCTCTCCAGTTATGAAAGCGTTTGACTTCCGATCCTTGTTCTTGATGAAAAGCGTGTCAGTCAATTCAGAGTATAGCGTGATTGATTGCTCCTCAACTTGAATCCCTTTGTCCAGATACTTTGATCGGAGTTCTTCGCGCTTACCAAATACCTCCTCCTTGTGAAGTTGCTCAAGGTAGTTCTTGGTTGTTGCTGATAAAGTTGGACGCTGATCACGTTTCTCAATTAGTTGTCCGAGAGTGATGATCTGCTTGTCGGTGATGTTGCCTCCTCGTTGTTTAGCAATCAAAGTCTCAAGGAGTTCTGATTGCTTGTCTGTGAGATTAGGCTTAACGCCTGTCATCAACTTGCCCAATGATGAGCAGCGAAATTTGTAATCGGTGAAGTCTGTTCTAGTTTTCATGGTCTTACGCTTTAACAGTTAGTGATTCTCTTTTTTCGTCTATCGCTTGTTGAGCATCCTCTGTGATTTCTTCTCCAGATAACGAATCCTCAAGCATATCAAGATCGTCAATTGATTTCACTTTTTCAAGAAATTTCACAACTCTTGCAGTTTCCTCCTCCGCGTTGTTTGCCTCAATATCAATCACGTTATCAGCATATTGATATTTTCCATCTTCCGGAATGACCGCTTGATCTGCCAAGTGAGCCGTTTGCATCTCGATGGAGAGGATTCCCCAGTTACTCAAAGTGTATTTGAGAACCGTCTTTTTGGCCATTGCATCGAAGTCTGTTTTCCACGGTCCATTTGCGAAACTCTTTGAGAATCTTTTAGCGTGTTGCTCAACCTTTTCTCTGCTCCAGAATACCGTCTTTGTAAATCCGTTCAGCAACTCAAAGTGAGCAGCGTATCCGACAACCTTTCCTGTTCCATCAACCGAGAAGTCTGCATCAATTTGTTCTGTTAACGCATTGAATCCGTTGTATTGATTCTCATATACTTCAATCGCATTGATTGATTTGTAACGTCCTGACCTCTGAGCCAGTTCAACGAATCCCTTGTATCCTATTTGAAACTGTGCCTGACCTTTGAATGGTACAATCCATGCTCGTCCGAGACTTTGATTGATCGGAAGGTCTAATGATGCAGCAGTTGCAGCAGCGTTTAGAATTGTTGCAGGATCTGCCTTTGCAAGTAGATTGTTGTTGTTTACCGTCTGAAGTACAGAGGAGATGAATCCTGCTGACTTCTGTCCGAGCATTTTCTCAAACTTCTGTTGAACAGATTCTGAGTTGAAATACTGATTTACTGTTAATTGCGTACTCATGTCTATTGATTTTGATTATTGATTACTGATTAAATTTCTACCCATTCAGAATGAACCTTAAGTATTTTGTAGCCGTTCCCCTTCAATAGTTCTATTGCTTCTTGTAGTCTATCGGATAGCTCACGCTTGTCTTCTGAATTTGATTGTTGGGCTTCATTCATAACGGTCTTTTCCTCCGTAAACTTGACCCATGTTTTTGATTGAAAACTACCATTGCTTGCATACTGCTCAATGAACTTTGCGAGTCCTTTCTTCTTCAGTATCTCTTTTGGGAAGCCGTTCTTAATAGCTACCGTATTGAACTGGTTTGAAGTGAATACTCGCGGCATTTGAAGCATGGTTTTTTTTAGAATTTCTTCTCTGTTCATTTGTCTATTGATTTTGATTATTGATTACTGATTAAATGTTTCCGATGATATTCAACTTTAACTCGAACAACTCCTCCATTATTGGGTCATTGTCAAGTCCTGCAAGTGCCATGTAATTATATGCACCTTTCATCTGTTCGATATTGGTGCAACTATTGATAACGTCCATGACCTTTTTTCTGAGTGATTTCATTTGCTTACTTTTGTGATGTCTATTCGTTTCATGGTTAGTTTGGGAGTTGCTTCATCGCGCTCCCTTTCTTTTTTAAACTGTGATTCCTTTCTCCTGGAGCAACCTGACGCATTCATCATATACTTTCAAGCGTCTGTTCCGGTATCTTGGCCGACCTCCTTCACGATAAGTCTGGAGAACATCGCAAACGGTTGAGTATGGTATCTGTGCCTTTTCGCTGACTCCCTTGTTAATGTTCTGATGAACTTTTTTCCGCATTGATAACGGCATCAATTCTCTGATTCTGTTGATCGTTTCTTGGTTGTATTCCATGTCCTTAAATGATTTTGTTGGGCAAATATATATATTAATTTGTTACGATTACGAATATCGAAACAATTATTTTCAGTTGGCTATCTTTACAGAATGGATAGCGTACTCGAATCTGGTTTATTTGGAGTTGATAGAGACAGAACGCTCGTTGAGAAAGCTCTGATCAATCATGCTGTCAATCAAACGAACCGCGTTCTCCTTCTGAGAATACTATCTGCCGTTGATGGTAGTTCGATGATTGACCTGCTGAATGAGTCATTCGAGATGGACCAGAAGAATCTATCCGTCCAGGTTGATGAGCTGCCGAAATTCGTGATGTGATTATCTCTTGCGTAATCGAATGACCTGACCTGCTCTGATCGTTACAAAATGACTTGTTCCTGCCATGTATCCAACGGAAACGTATGTTCCGGATTTGAATTTCAATCCAAGATCTGCTCCTGCATAGATTGATTGAGGAGTGTTTGCATAACTGATACCTCCTCCTGCTTGGAATGAAGCGATCAACTGGAATCTATCTCGGTTATCAATGAACTTGGTTTCAATCGGTCTCAGAATCTTATAATTGAACGACCTCTCTTTGATCTGATTTCTGAATATCACATCCGAAATAACTGCCTGTAACGAGCTATCTCTTATCGTGTCGGTATATGTTACCGCCTGAGTGAGATAATGCGTGAGAATCGCTGCTGTGTCTATTGGTGCGTCATTGTAGATGAATCTTGTCTCTCCTTTGATGTAGATGGTATCAACAACTCTTGCAGATGGTAGCCATTTGATGACTTCCTTTTCGTTTATTTCGATTATCGTGTCAGGAGGAGGCAACTCAGATTTGATCACTCTTTCAATTGAATCATAAACGTGATAGACGTCAATATCTCCAGAGGAATGGTTAAAATTACCGCAACCTCTGAAGAGTATCAACGAGACCACGAGACCAATCAAGGCCATGATCAATATCAACTTTGCATCAATTTTCATGCTCTAACGATTTGAATCATCTTGGTGTACGCATTCGGAGTCCAACACGTATCCCAATGAATCCAACTTGAAGCATCTCTGATGTCCTCCATTCTTCTGATGCCTAGATCATAGTACTTGACATCATTTGCAATGATGAACTCATAGATCTTCCTGTTGTCAACTCTTGCTCCGGTATCCTTGAAATTGAAAATCTTGTCAGATGCAGAACCGCTTGAATGTAGGCTCAGAGGTCTGTAATATGGTTCTCCTTCAACTCTCAATCCTGAGTAATTTCTGTCTCCTCCAAATGCCCATGTATTAATGGAGCAGGTTATTTCCCTTCCATAATGCTTTTCAAGGTCTTTAAGTAGCTGATAATCTGCCTTGATCAATGCCGCTGAAATGAACCTGACGGATTTATCTCCGTACTTCTCATAGACTGATTTCGGCACATACTCCTGGATGCTGAATCTTGGATTGAGTTTCATACAAGGTTAATTACTGTTTAGCCCTTTGCGCTTTTCTGAAGGTGTTCCAATAGCGTTGTGTATAGCCATTGTCAACTCATTTACTTTCAAGTTCAGTTGATTGACCTCTCCTTTCAAATCAGCATTTTCTTTCTGACATTCCACGCGCTCCTGTCTGCTCAATAGAAGTTCGCTCTTGGTAAATTCTGCGAACTCTTTATACTCAACCTTAAGCATTTGTAATTCTTTCACGGCTTCTGATTTTGCGGCTTGTTTCTGTGTCCAGAATCCAATGAATGTCCCTCCAACACCTCCTCCGAGAACCTTTCCGAGTTCAACCATTACGTCTGAAACATCCATTCTCACAACCTGTTTTGACTTTGATTAATTATGTCATTTTTATCTGACGAGCCTTGTGAGCTGCCGAAATAGTATGCAATGATAGTTGCCACAATAGTTCCAAGAACAAATCCGAGAACCGTGTCCGCGTGTCTCAGGCTGTTCTCTGGAATGTCAATGAAGGTGATTCCGTAGATGTAACCTGCTGCAATAACGCTCCAGAATAAAGCGAAAACAAGCCTCAAGAGGTTCTTGTCTTTGGCTATGTCGTGAAGGAGTTGCATTTAGAACTCTATAACTTGGTATCTAACCCACAGCTGAGCAGTACCATCTCCTGTTGTTGCCGTAGTATTGGAATCAACTTTAATTGGTGTATTCTCAACACTACCTGCGTATCCTGCAACAGCATGAGTATTCTGAACGAATCCTCTTATTGTGCTTGTAGTTGCGTCTAAAACCTTGCATGAGAAGAAATCTTGTGATACCGATGTTCCAACTCTAAGCGTATGTCCCGAAACATACGCTGTCGAAACATAAGTATATTTTACTGATGCGTTTAAAACCTGCAACATCTTTCCGCTTCCAGGAGCAGGAACAACCGTTTTAGGAGTTCCACTTAACGCAAGTATCTCGGCAGATGAAAGGCTGATGACTGTGTCCCTGACTTGTCCAAATGCAAGACTCTTGAAACTCTCTCCATCATAACCAACAAAATGTCTTTTAGTAGTATCAAAGGCAATCGAACCATCATAAACGCTCGTTAACGTGTCGAGATTGGTTGCATCTGAACGAACAAGAACATCTCTCCCATACATCTTGTAGTTGGAGTGTTCATTGTAGATGATGTGTCCATCCTGTGCCATTGCACCGAACGACAAAAGGACCATTAAAATTGAAATCAGTTTTCTCATTTTGTCAATATTGAAACTTCAGCGTCTGTATATGCTTTCCCTGAGTTGATTATTACTTTGTTTGTTGGGTCTGATGGATCTCTCCTCCAATTAACGCCTATTGATTTACCGTCAGAATCCACTACTTGAACAATTCGAGCGTTCTCTCCTGTTCCATGTGTAATAGTTAAGTCTGTGTCAATTGCAAGTGTGACTGTCTCATTATAAACCATTGGAAACGCATCAATAAAGGCAGAAAATTGAGACTCTGTTGGAACATCTCCAGAGTTGAAATAGGACTTGATCGCTGTTCGTGTAATTAATACGCTCATTTGTTATAATCTGTCTTTGAAACGGTACATATCTTTGTCATAATCGCTGATGTAGTCCGTGTCGGTTTGTCTTTTTGTAATTCCGATTGCTCTTATCTGGAAACGGTGTTTTCTGCGTGATGGATCAACTGATTCATACGTTACAGAATCAAGCGTATTTTTTTGATCGTCCAAATAGTTGAACATTCGCTGCCTCTTGCTCTCTCTTCTGTCTCTCCAATAGTTGAGATAGGCTTGGAGATTGTTCCCCGTTAACGCTTGAGCCGTTTCGTTGCTGATCTGCTGCAATCCTTGATGTGATACGTTAACGCCTCCATTGACCGCGTAAGCATAGAATACATGATGTGCTAAATAAGGCTGCACAAATGAAACCAAGAATGTTCCGAGCTTCAACTCTGACCAATCGGTATCGTTGGCCGTTGATGGAGCAGAGTTGCTATTGGTAGTCAATGACTTCCACATCTTCAGAAGTCCATTCTCTACATAGACAACCTTGTCATCTGCTGAGTAGCTGTTGGTTTTGCTCCAATCCTTTACATTCTCAACGCTCAATGTTTGCAATGCAGCGTATAATGCAGCAGGAAGTATCTCAATCAGCTTCTCAATTGCATCTGGAACAAACTGCTGAACCTTCTTCTCAATGACGTTAACGCTCATTGGAAGGTCAGTCTTTTCAATTATGTAGTTCTTGTCAATCATGCTGCAACCTCTTCTGTTTGTTTAGGCTCATAACCTCCAAGTTGACGCTTCTCGTCATCTGTAAGAACTCCAAGCAGCCATTCCGGTAACTCTTCAATGATAACAAGAGGCTCAATTGACCAATCAAATTGTGGAAACACTTGCTCCAATGCTCTTGAAACAATTCTCTGCTTTCTGCCAACACTATTCCCAAAGAGTTTGAGTGCTGTCAACATCTCCTGTGTGTTGCCGAGTTGTCCTTGCTGTGCGAATCCAGGAATCAATACATGAGGAACATCCATCGAACGACAAACGCGCTTTCCGATTCTATCGGCTGCCTCCGTAGTTGCGTTCAACAGTTTCTCTTGTGAGAACGTGTCCAATTGTGGACGTTGATCTGCTGAGTTTACATTGATATGCATAATTGGTGCAGCATCCTCTCCAGTAAATTGCTTGATGTTCTGGTCAAAGTACCATTGCTCAGTACGTCCTGCCTCATCCTCATCCTCGTCATCAATCTCTCCGATGGTTGTCAGTATGGCATCTGGTCGGAATCCTTTCTTGACGTTCCTCCAATCGAGCTTACCAAGTGCTGCATCTGCCTCAATCTCTTCCATTCCAGACCATGCTCCTGGTATCGGATATTCAGACTGACCTGCTTTCTTTGCGAACAGGTAGATAACATCTCCCGTTTGGTATCCATACTCCTCAATCTGGCATCGTATCCTTGCAAGTCTGCTCGATGGTAGTTCGTATCTGTCGAACTCATCAAAGTAAATTCTGTCTTTCTTTACATCAGATCCATCTTGCAACTTCTCGTTGATGTAGAACTGACCATCATCAGTTTTCCGAGTAGATTCAAACGGCAGAGTATAAATGTAGTAAGGCTCTCCCATTGAGTTGAACTTGACATTCAAAGCAACACCGTCAAACACTCCTACAATGTCAGACAACTCCGCAACAAGGTCGTCAGATGTTTGTTTCGGATTGAGTTTCAATGATGCAATTGCTCTATCCTTTACACCTTTACCCTCAATGAACTCGTGCTTTCTGTTCCTACAACTGGAAGCAGTTACGCTTGCCTCGATTG